ATGACCATATGTTTTGTAAAGTTAATAAGCCCGGTTTACTTACTAAGGCTGGAGGAGTAAGCAGGAACGTTCTGGATCGTCATACGTCTGATAACTGCTTACTGCTCCACCCGTGATTAAAATGGCTACAAAGAAAACTGCAATATTTACGCTTACCGAACGAATTACCCTTGCTGCAGGTGCTACTTCCGCATCTGCTACTATTGACATCGGGTCATATGTTGATGTTGGAGATCGCCAAGCGCTTCAAGTTCACTCTGTTGATTTCATCTATCAAGGAAACGTAGCTGATGGTTCAATCTTTGGCGCAGTCCCTGCAGGTTCAACAGTACACACACAACTTCTTGATCTAAACAGAGGCGGTCTTGTATTTGCAAACGATAGAGCACTAGTTGCCTCATCTCAACTTCGCTTAGACACTGCTGGCGGATGTGACAACGAAACCGACCTATACCCAGATAACTTTGGAAAAGGATCCGATGATGGCCGATTCGTTGTAAACGACCAATTGTATTGTGAATTTGCAACTCAAGCGACTACTACTGCAAGTTGCAACGTCACTGTCAGAATCAATGCATCTATTGTTTCCCTTACTGCAAAAGACTTCATGGCAATTGCAATCCAATCAACCGCAGCAGATAACTGAGGCGATCTCAGTGCAAATTGATGAAATTATCAAATTGCTACAGGAGATAAAAGACCTGGGCGAAAGTGGTAAAACGACTGTTAAGAAAGCAAAGAAGGTCGCTAAGAAAGTAAAGCGAGCACCATCCGCGTATAACAAATACATGAAGAAGAAGATGGCAGAACTCAAAAAGAAACATCCTCGAAAGAAACATGCTGCAGTATTCAAACAAGCTGCAAAGTCATGGAAGCGATCGCCAGAAAGAAAGAGGTCTTTGAAATGAGTAAGACATTAGCAAAAGAATTTGGACTTCTACGTGCAGATAAAGCCGGGCCTGTTTATACATTAAGAGGAGATTTATCTGCAGAGGGGTGGGAAGAACTTGCACCTGGTACTTATGCCAACAGAAAATATTTTGATTTAGCAGGATTGGCAATGGAAGAGAAAACATTGTTCTTTGAAGGTGCTGTAATACAAGATACCTGGAATCCAGTAAACACTCCAGCTACTGCTGGTAATTTAGCATCAGTATTAGATGTGATGTCAAACAAACCATTGAGCAATAGTGACTGTATTGCCGCTGTTAATGGGTTAGGTAATACTGTGAGTCCTGTTGGGGCAAAGTTGACATTTGACCAAACTATCTACATGCGTCTTCGAGTCTTTGTTGTAGATTTAGACACACAAGCAGGTGGATATTTCATTACATTATCTGACAACCAATTAGGATCACTATCGCCAACAGCAAGTGATCGAGTATACTGTACTCGAGTTGTTTTATTTGGTAATAATGCAGATGGTGTCTATTCTGTTTATCCTGTTCGATATCTTCTTCGAGCAAATGCAAAGGAAGAAGCAGAGTTTGAATACCTTATGCGATTAAAGAGATCGTATGAACTTCAACAAGAACCAGATGTTGATTGATATGCTTACTCCAGAACTTCTTTGGCTTGAAGAGCAAATGTTTGAAGAGAGTCAAGTTCCACTTCGAGTATTGGCTCAATTTCATCCTCTGGTTAGAATTCCAATTATTGCGTTTCAGGCTGCAGATATCGTTGGCACTGAATTAGCAATTAGAACCATTGAAGCTGGTGGCGCTGGTGCCATCGATCTATTTACTCCTGAAATACGACGGTACGAAGAGACCGCGCTCGTAGGAATGGGGGGCATGATTATATGAGTACAGAAACAGAAACTCCAATTGAAGAAAAGAAAACACCAACTACAAGATTTGCCGAGTGGTTGATGGCACGACAAGAAAAGAAAGAAGCAAAGGAAACATCCCTTGAATCATTGATGAAGTTCAACATCTTTCTTTCAATTGCTACATTGGTCACGGTGGCTGGTGCTAGCGTGGCAGAGTATGTCATGATGGCGTACTTGTGGATCTAAAGTCCTAAACAAACTGCGCACAATTCGCATATTTTGTTATCATTGTAGTAATACATTGGTTCATGTTTGAAAACTACGCATTGACATGCGTCGCATTGACATGAACGATTACGTGTGTATTCGATGCCACTCATTCTTCTTCACTCTCCGGATGTGTGGCTTCGAGCCAAGCAACCCAGCACCAGTATAGTTTAGCCATTACCATGTCAACATGTTCTGCTGGCCAATCCTGAGTTTTACCTGGTACATCTGCCCAGTAATCATTCATGATCGCTTTCATCAAAGTTAGTGGTCCTGATCCTGGAGCTTGTGTATTGAATGATTCCATTTTTTCTGCCCAGGAGATGTTATGTTCACCCAGGTATTGTTCACCAAGTTGAGACCATTGATCGTGCGACTTGATCATTCCTCTTCACTCTCCAACATATTCCATATTGCTCTTCGAGTAAAATCATTTTCACGACCGCAGAGGAACTTAAGTGTGTCTCCACGATGATAACGCCACAAAGAATGTTCGTGACAGATCACAAAGATGCCGCCATGTTCCGACGGAGTCAGATGAAGTATGTACCTGGTACCGTCGCCTGGTTGAAAGTCATAGTAAGTCTTCATTCTACCGCCTCCTGTCGTCGTCGCATTGCTATTAGTCTAGTCAATGCAGCTTGACCAAGCGTCTTGATTGCCTCATCAATCGCTTGAGATGCCTTATATCCGCTTTCTTTCATCGATTTCAGAATCATTGCTGACTCGTCGCTCACAGTTATGGAGTATTGGTTCGCCATGTTTAACCCTAAATAATAATGTTATTTAGTATTGGCGGAAAAAAAATCCACAGGTGGAATAATATAACATGGCTGCTTAGCAACGGGTGGGTGTGCGGGGATGGTAATATAGATCCGCTTTTGGTAATGGCGCTGAAGATTGGCGGCTTCGCCGCGAAGATATGACCATATGTTTTGTAAAGTTAATAAGCCCGGTTTACTTACTAAGGCTGGAGGAGTAAGCAGGAACGTTCTGGATCGTCATACGTCTGATAACTGCTTACTGCTCCACCCGTGATTAAAAT